TAGGGCAAAATACTTCCTGCGGGTTCATTGGTTTCTGGTTTTCGTTTTTCACACCCAGATTGTGCCAATGTCCCCGCTTTTTTCAAGTTTTCTAGCCCATCACGGTTAAATGTGGTGCTACCTAGAATTTAACATCAACGACAATTAGAAATTAACATTCGGAGATCGGAGCAGTCAGGGTAAACTAGGCCACAGGAGGCCTAGAGATGACTGCAACCGATGCCCAAGTGAGGATTATGATGCGCGAACGAAACAAAGGACGAACCCAAGAACAGGCGGCGGCCAGCGCAAATGTGCGTAGTCGCCAGACAGTGGCCAAGTACGAGCAACTGGGACAACTTCCCAGTGAGCAGGTGGAGCCACGCCAGTACCGGACCCGAGCTGATGTTTTCGCGGAGGACTGGTCAACCCTGGAAGCGATGCTGGAGGCAGCCCCGACTTTGGAGGCGAAAGTGTTGTTCGAGTGGCTCAATGAGCAACACCCGGAGCGCTACCAGGAAGGGCAGTTACGCACCTTGCAACGGCGGGTGGCCCAGTGGCGGGCGCAGCATCAGGAGCAAGTCGCCGTACTGGAACAAGTGCATCGCCCCGGCGAAGTCCTGCAGACGGACGGGGTGTGGCTGACGGAACTGGGGGTGACGTTGCAAGGTGAACCCTTGGCCCATCTGCTGATCCACTCCGTGCTGCCTTACTCGAACTGGGAATGGGGCCGGGTGGCGCAGTCGGAATCCTTGAACGCTATCCGCTGTGGGGTGCAAAGCACCCTGCAGGAGTTAGGAGCCGTGCCGCAGTATCACCAGACCGACAACAGCAGCGCTGCCACCTGCCATCCCGGCGCAGCAGCGGAGACGGGAACAGGGGAACGCGCCTACACGGAAGGCTATCTGCAGTTGCTCAACCATTACGGGATGCAACCGCGCACCACCCACCGGCGCTCTCCCCAGGAGAACGGCGACGTGGAAGGCAGCAATGGCGGACTGAAACGTACCCTGGAACAGCATCTGCTCTTGCGCGGCAGCCGTGATTTTGCCACGTTGGGCGACTACGAAGCCTTTGTACAGAGCGTCCTGACGCGCCGCAATCAGACCCGCCAAGCCCGGCTGGCCGAGGAACTGGCGGTCATGCGCCCGTTACCCGCCACCCAGCTGGTCACCCATACCCACCAGCGTGTGCGCGTCGCCCGCACCAGCCTGATCCGCGTGCAGAACAACGCTTACTCCGTGCCGACCAGCCTGATTGGACAGTATGTGAATGTGCATATTCACGAGTGGCATCTGGAGGTTTACCACCACTCGCGCTGCGTTCTCCAAGTGCCACGCCTGATCGGCACCCGCCAGCACCGTATCAACTATCGCCACGTGATCGGCAGTCTGCTGCGGAAGCCCGGCGGCTTCCGCGACTATCGCTACCGGGACGCGCTCTTCCCTACGTTGGTCTTCCAGCAGGCCTGGGAGCAGCTGCAGCAGGTCTACGCGCCGCGTAAGGCTGATTGATCTACGTGCGCATCCTGCACCTGGCGGCTCAATCCCTGGAAGCGGATGTCGCCGCCGCCCTGACCTGTCTGTTGGAAACCACGACGCCCTGGGACGACATCACGGTCGCCGAATTGGTCCAGCCGTCCCGCCCGACCGCGCCCGCTTTAGCTCCCCTGGCCGTCGATCTGCAACCCTACGATCAGCTCTTGCCGGAGGTGGCCCATGGCGCTTGACACCATCCGCACCCACTGTCGCCAGTTGCGTCTACCCACGCTCGCCGCGGTCGTGAGTGCTACCCTGGAGACCGCCCAGCGTGAGGAATGGTCCTTGGAAACCTTCCTCGCCCACCTGCTCGAACAAGAACTCGACGGCCGCCGCACACGCCGGATCACGCGTTTACTGAACGCCGCCCATCTGCCGCCCGGCAAGACCCTGGAGACCTTCGAGCAACAACGCTTGCCACTCCGCGTGCGCCGCCAACTCGCACAACTCGCGGAAGGGGAATTCATCCCCCGTGGCGACAACTTGCTGCTCTTCGGTTTGCCGGGCACTGGGAAGACCCATTTAGCCGCCGCGTTGGGTTACGCCTGGGTTGAGCGTGACTATCCAGTGCTCTTCACCCCCACCTACAAGTTGGTCGGCGCCTTGTTGCGCGCCAAGCGCGACCATGAACTCGAACGCGAACTGCGTCGCCTCGACAGCTTCTCCGTGGTCATTCTCGACGACCTGGGTTACGTCCAGCAGAGCCGCGAGGAGATGGAAGTTTTGTTTACCTTCTTGGCCGAACGGTACGAACGGCGCAGTGTGGTTATCACCTCCAATCTCGTCTTCTCCGAGTGGGATCAAATCTTCAAGAATCCCCTCACCACCGCGGCGGCGATTGACCGGGTGGTGCATCACAGCCTGATTATCGAGTTTGGCAAAGACGTGAAAAGCGTGCGGGCCGAAGAAGCCGCCCGGCGCAATGGCATTGTCCTGGCTGCGGAACCCGTGGCCCAGGTCGCCGAGGCCTAGCCCTACGGCATGGGTATTTCTAATTGTCGTCAATGTTAAATTCTAATTGTCGCTTGACAGGGGTCGGCACTCGCGGCGGCCACCAATGGGAAGCCGTTCTCATCCAATGCCTGTACTGCCAGATAGCGCAGGCCCCCGCCTGCACCTTGTCCTGAAGCCATATTTACCTCCTGTCTATGCGTAGCAGTCGCGTTCGACGATGAGCGCGCCGCTGAAATTGATCCGTTCGATGTCTAAATCAAACTCGGTGTCGATGGCGTGGCCGCTGCGCCCGTCATACTGTACGGCGTTGACCATTGCCTCGCGCACCAATAGCGCCGGTTGGTTCACCAATGCGGCGATGATGGCCTCGCGCGCGGTGCGGATGTTGGCGTAGCCATAACGGTCGTACACGAACACCGCGCAGCGCGCCGTGAAGTCTTCCTCGCCCAGGTCTTGCACCACGATGCTCAAGACCCGTGTGGTTTGCCCGCTTGCGCGCCGCGCCTCCTGGGCTTCGGCCAACGCGCTGGCGGTCACGTCCCCGGCTTCGAAAATCTGTACCGTCTCGTCGAGGCTCATCACCTGTGCGGTGACTGCCGGCGTCGCCTGTAACGTCGCCAGCGCCCAGGCCCCCAGATCGGCGTAGACGGCCACTACCCCGCTGCGGCCAGGGCCGCCTCACAAGCCGCGCGGATCTCGCGCAGGCGCTTGGGGCCGATCCCGTCGATGGCACGGAGAGCCTCATCGGTCTTGGCCATCAACGCCTCGACGGTCCCCGCCAACTGCACCACCGTGCCAAACGTGCGTGGCTCCAGGTGTGGTTCCAGGGCCGCAATCGGCGTCCCTTCCCCCACCCCATCTACCGCCTGCGGTGTGTCATCTACCGGGTTAAACACTATCGCCCACCGGGAAAACAGCTCGCGGCGCACGCAACGCACCGTGCCCAGCACTGCGCCGTCCAGCAGCAGCTCCGCGCCGATAGGGATCGGCGGGTACTGCGGAATGCGCGGGGTCAGCACCTCGTCGGCCTGGATAGGGCCGTGCGGGATGAAGCGATAGTGCACCACGCCACCGACTCGAACTGCGATTTCTCCCTTCACGTCATCCTCACTTTCACCTTACTGAATACTCTGCGCGATCACTTGTTGTTCGCCGGGGAGAATGTCTACCGCGATGACGCGATAGCGCCCGGTTCCCGTCCAGATTTCGTCGCCTTTCTGGACAGGGCTGCCCAAGGGTGCGGAGATCACGTATACCTGGGCGGCACTGTCGCCGATGACCGCCTGTTGATCCCGGCTCAGGGCCGAGGCGCTGACCGCCGCGATGCGGGCCTGAAAATCGCCGACGACCGTTTCGCTGCCGCGCCGCCCACGATACACCTGCGCGTACACGTAGACGTCCGCGCGGACGAACGCGCCGTCCCGTCTAATCAACGATTGATTCAGACGACCATTGGTCATCGGCGGTCCCCACAAACGGATACAGCAACGCCTCGCGCTCCGGTGTATCGACCTTGACCAGGGCCACCGCCCCGCGACCGGCCTCTTTCTCCAGCCGGTCGAGGAGCTTTTCCAGCCCCTCGCGCGTCGCGCTGCGGTCTACCGATTCCTGGCCGAAGGTGTACTTGATGAAACGCTCGGTGTCGGCCAGCAGCCAGCGGATGACCTGGATCGCCGCCCGCGTGACGCTGAGTCCCCGGTCGAGCAGGTCGTTCAGTTCGGCGTCGCTGAAGGTCGTCCAGCGATAGGTGACGATGACGGTCGCGTTGTTCGCCGGGGCCGCCGTGAAGGTCAGCAGGCCGGTCGCGTCGTCCAGGGTGTAGGTGACGACCGGCGTCTCATTGACCAGCACCGTTTCCGAAGCGCTCTCGACTGGGTAGAGCTGCACCTGCCATTGCGTGCGCGTCCCGTTCCCCGTGCCCACCTGCTCGCGCAGGGTCACCCGGGGCCGGTCGGCCACGGCCAAGCGCAACCGCTCCAGGTCGGTGAGTGCCATATCAGGCCCTCACACCGGCCAGGCGCAGGCGGCGTCCAGCCCGCGAACGCGGATCAACCGCTTGCGTCTTGCGTTTGGCGCGGTGTTCCCCGGCCAGCTCCGCCGCCGTCAGTTCGTGTTGCCGCCCGCAACGGTCGCGCTGCCATTCTTCCTGGAAGTGCGCGCCGCACGCGCCACAGGTGGGCAGGTGAGCTACCTCATCGGCGGTCGGCTGCGGATCAAGGGCCACGACCAGGCGATGCTTGAGCAGCAGGCCGTCGTTAGGGCATTGGCGCAGGGTGAAGACCTGGCCGTTCTTCACCGCCAGGTCTTCGTCATATTTGAAGTCGCGTGTCGCCACTACCCACATCGCTAGGCCTCTATCGGGTCCGCCGCGTCGCTGATGAACATCCCGGCGTCCGGCGAGAGGCCCTTGATCTGGTAGTGGGTGTAGGCTTCGATCAACCAGCCCTTGTCGGAGAGCGGCTCGCGCCGCATCCGCACGTAACGGGAGCCGCCGTAGATCGCGCGCCATATGATGGTGTACAGCGCCGAGGGCGTCTTCAGCCCGGGTCGGGGCGCGACGTAGCCGAGCCAGGCGTCGTCATCGTAGCCGGCTGTATACTCCACGTCATCCTCGTCCGTGCCTTCCGGGTCGGTGGTATAGATCACCGTGCCGATCTGCACCTGGCTGAGCTCCAGAAGCTGCGCCAGCAGGTTGGGCGTGACCGTGGCCGGGCTGTCGTTGCTGGACGAGTATTTGACGCGCTCCAACAAAACCGGGTGATCGGCGAGGATGTCCCAGGTCAGGTCACCCAAAACGAGTTTGTTGGGGCTGCGACCCAGGAGCGCGCGGCGGATATCGCGCTTCCACCCGCGAATATCCTGGATGGAGTTCGAGGTGGCATAGGTGCTCCACTTGGTGAAGTCCGTGCCTCCGACCACGTCCGTGCCCCACACGCCGGTCTTCCAGAAGTCGGTCAGGAAGCTGATCTCGTGTTCGAGCTGCAACTGGTCCGTGACCCACTCGGCGGAGTCGGCCTGCGCGTTGAGGGGCGGGTCCTGGTTGGCGATCTCCGCGTCGGGGATGATGTCGCCCACACTGCGCTCCTCGCACAGGTACGATTCGTACTCGACTTCGTAGCCGCCGATGGGGGCCGGTTCCATTGGGGCGGTCTTCTTCGCCACACTGCGCGCCCAGAAGCTCTTCTTGTAGACGGCGATGTAGTCGGCCAGCCTTTCCACCATGAGCACCGGGGCGATGGATTCGGCGATATACACGGGGTTTTTGTAGGCCACCGAGATACCGCTCAACAGTTTCTTGACATGCACGTCACCAATTCCGGGTTGTGCCATCGTACACCTCCTAGGCTGCCCTGTGCGGGGTCATACAGTTGATGAACGCCGCGATGATGTTGCCGGCGGCGGCCGCCGCACCGAGCGCGCGCCCGACCACGTACTCGGTCGTGTCCGTGCCAGGGACTTTGGTGTCGGCCTGGCCGTCGGCGGACGTGCCGATCAACGCGCCGGAGACGATGGCCGCGTCCGCGACCACCTTCGTCGGCCCCAGCGCCAGCACCTCGCACGGCTCGCCCAGGGCCGGCTTGTTCTGCAACACGCCGTCCGCGAGGTCGGTCGCGGCGTCACAGACCACGTAAGTCCCGCTGCTCTGCATGACGAAGTGGAACTGCTTGGCGCTCAGGTCCGCGCCGGCGGGCAAGGTCTCGCCCCACAGAATGGGATATTGCGGAATGCTGGTCATTGCGCACCTCCCCGGCTGTATTCAGCCTCCAGCTCCGGGTGAGCCGCCAGCACCGCGTCCAGGGCGATGCGGTAGGCCGTGCCGGGATGGTTGGCCTGGTACTCGGCGACCGCAGCGGTGATGCGCGTCTCGGCGTCGCTCTCCGCGCCGCGCTGCACGCCCCGCTCGCGGAAGTACACCCCGAAGGTCTCATCGGCCCGCCGCAGCAGGTTGGTGAAGAACTCGCGGTGCTTGCCTTCCGGGTCGGTCTCGTACAACCAGCGCAAGTGCTGCGCCAGGTCGCCGGTCTGGGCGGGCAGGTGGGCGAAACCCTCGGCCATCACGCTGAAGCGTTCCACGGCCCGGGCGTCCTGCACGACGGTCAGTTGCCCTTGCAAGGTCTGGATTTGCTGGGCGTAGGCATCGCGCTCGCCCTGCACAGCTTGCAGTTGCGTGTTGAACGCGCTCACCTGCTCCTGCAACTGGGCGAATTGCTGGCGTAACTCATCCGGGACACCCGCCTCCATAACCGGCAAGACGCCCGTGTTCTCCGAGCGTGCAAACAGGCTATGAAACAGGTTTTGCAGCCAGTTGCGCTCGGCCTTCAGCCGTTCTAATTCTTCGGACATCGGATCACCTCCTGATTGAAAACTAAAGCCACCGGGATCAATGCGCGACATCAGCGCGGTGGCCTCTCCAAAAAACGGATAATTCGTCAATGCGCCCCCGCCGATCTGGTTCTCGACCTTCTCGCCGGTGACGCGATCCAACACCTCGTCCCAAATCTCCACGGAAAAGTAGCTGAACTCGCCGTTCTCCAATGCTTCGCGGCCCTTGCGGTTCCAGGTGAAGGTGGCCCCCACCCCTTCCGGCAGGGCGACTACCTGGTTGAACCAGCCTAGGGCGCGGCTGCTCCGGTGGTCTTCGTTGACCGGCAGGCGGTTCTGGCGAATGCCGCGTGTCTCGCGGTGGGTGTAGTTATCGACGAGCTGCTGCACCACGCCGTCATCCACCGTCCAGGTGCGCACGTTCCCGGTCCAGGGGTTGGCCCGGTGGTGCGTGCCTTTGGGGTATACGAGGATCGGCTCACCGGCCAGAGCCTTGCGCGCCACGGCGCTGTCGGGGACTAACGCGGTCGAGAACAGCCACGGAGACGTGTTGTGAGGCATCTCTAGCCCTCCAGGAGGGGCAATGCGGCCCGCACGAAGCAATCCTTCGCTTCCAGGAGCTTGCGCATCCCGGCCGATTTTTCCGGGCCGTCGGGGAGCAGCTCCTCCATTTGCCGGGCGAGTTCTGCGCAGGGCCGGCTGACCGTCTGCAATTCGGCGGGCAGGTGCTCGTAGCTGAAAAACCGGATCGTCGTACTTGGCATACACGCCTCCTAGGAACGCAAAACGGGGCTTCTCCGTATGGGAGAAGCCCCGGTATCTGTGCCTCAGTCGGGCCAAACCGCGCGCTTTTGGCGCAGCTAGAATGTTTGTGCTACTACAAGGAGTATATCATATCTTGAAGGATTTTGTCAAGAAGGAATCCCAAAGTGAAACGCACCCTCCCTTTAGTGCTTTAGGTTAGATACTAGACAACAACGCGTTGGGTTTGCTTGCTCGACAGTTCTGGTGGCATATTTTTGTTAGGTCACGCAGTAATGTGGTTAGAACATTTGTTCTTTTTTTATTGAGGCCGATAGCGATTCCAGAATAATAAAAGTTGGACAATATGCAAAGACATTGCATTTGACATTTTACGGCAGTTTTCTATAATAAAATTAAGAATATATAAATAAAATGCCCCACGGTATCGCAAGTACCTGGGGCAATAGCCATGGCGGAGACATCGCCTTGGCGGATTTATCATACCATATCCGCCCACCGGTGTCAACGCCGGTGGGTTTTTTTTGAGATTCACAAAACCTTTATGTGGACATATAGACAAATTTGCTCAATGGTGACAGAAGTCTACTA